TTGATAGCGTTCACGGGACGGCTTATGAATGCCACGCCGGTAATAGCTCAAAGACGCTTTACAAATGTTCGTGCGCCGGGAAAGTTCATCTTGGGTGACGCCCGCCGCATCCATCAGTTTTTGAATCATAGTGCAGTCAATCGGGCCATCCAACACCGGGGCTGGGGTGGTCACTTCCGGGATGGAGAACCCGGCCTGTTCCAGAAATCCAAGCACATAGGGAAGCCGTTCATTCCGACAGGTAGCGGCCAGTTGTGCCGCCTTCATGTAATCGTCTGTGGTCAATGCTCTTGCTTTCGGGATGATGGAATAACTTCCGGTTTTGCGGATTGCGGGAAGAACATCATGCGTCACCCAATGCTTGAACCGCTTGGCGCTTTCCAGCTTGCTTCCGAAGATCAGGGCATACAAGCCGGATTCATTGATGATGGTCATTTGCTGCTTCCCTGAAGGTGTTTCCATTTCGGAAACGCCTTTATCTTCCGGGTCAACCTTCTTGCTGACTGCCGCCCGTGGCGATTCATACCCCAAGGCAACCGCCACATCCTTACCCACGAACCACGGTTCTTCCTCAATGGTCAGGGTTCGCACCTGTCCAAATTCGGGGTTGGTGAATACCTGAAGTTCATTCATGCCTTCTTCACCGCCTTCTGTCCACGGGCAAAGCCCAGCTTGAACACCACGGCAATCAGCTTGAAAGTGTCATGATGATATGCGTCATAGAGTTCATCCAGTTCATTCCTGCGAAGGTCGTACTTACCGGGGTGTACGCCTTCAATGCTGTTGATCAATTTTTCCATGTTAAACCTCCATCAATTTTCACTTGATAGAAGTTCCCAACTGTGATAGAATGGATTTATCCAGTTGGGAAACCTCTGGGCTATAAGGGTTTCGGTGTGCTTTAGCGGGTAGCCGAAACCCTTATTCTTTGTCCAATTCAGCTTTCACCAACTGAACGCCTTTGTTAATAACCTCTGTCTTGCTTACATTCAACCGATCTGCGCATTCTTGTAAATCTTGTGCTTCTTCAGGTGTAAGCCGAATTTCCAGCCGTTCAGTTTTCTTGTTGCTGGTTGGTCTTCCGGTTTTTGGGGACATCTTATCACCTCACTTTTGCCCGTACAAATATAATAACTTGTGTACGGGCAAAAGTCAAGGGGTTTTTTGAAAATTTTCTATTTAAGGGGGGGTGGTGATTTGCCCCCCCCCCTTCAGGCATAAGAAAAGGGACTATGTTTCCATAGTCCCTTTAAGATGGGCTTTGGCGGGCGTCGCATCTCCCGCATCTCTCGGGGTTTCCCCCTGTCATACCATCGGCGTGTGGTCGCAACGAATTTTACCACCTCAAAGCCCTTTCTTATCCTATCTAAAGTATAGCAGGATTATTCCCGCTTGTAAAGAATCTTTTTGTTATTCACATAGTTTTCCCAACGGGATTCACTAATATCCCAACCAGAAATGATTGAATTCTTGAACCCCGGATTATCCACAGAAGTATGAACCCTTAATACCATTTGGAATCGCAATCCATTTTCTTTAATCGCTTTCAAAATCAAGCCTGTGTTGGGGTTCTTATCTTCCAGAATATAATCAGGATCATCCAAAGCCGCCTGAAGGAAATCTTTGATTTTTTCATAAGCTCCGGGGTGCCGTTCCTGAATATGCTGAATCCGTTCCGAAGTGATAATCACTTCATCAGTGGTTATATCATCCGTAATGCAACGGTATGTTTCAATATCAATATGGCCTACCGTATGCACATTGGAACCCTCGCTTTTTACCATCGAAACTGTATTTTTAATTATACTCCCGATGGTTGCAAGGGTCAACCCATCTTTGGAACCGTTGTCCACAAAAGTTTTCTTCCATTCGGAATAACTCATATTACCGGGGACATAGTAAACTTTTCCATCCTGATCCCTTGCGGCTCTTTCACCCATATATTTTTCATCAATGGCGGGAACCGTAGTTCCTCGGCAATGTGGATGAAACGGGGGAACGGTAACACCCGGTTGAAACTCCGACATGGGAACCACTTTTCGATCCATACTTGCACAAAATGCACAGGTGATGGAATCCAGCGTTTCCAAAATCTCCACATTCTTAACGCCCAATTCCTTATAGGTCTCTTTTGCGGCAAGGGCGTTGAAATAGCTTGTTTCCGTATTTACAAGTCGTGCGGCCTGGTATCGGGAAACTTTGAACTTCTTCTGAATGGCATCCGTGATTTTTTGGGGGCTGTCACCACGAAGAAGGCCCTGAACCAATTCTTTTTGAAGGCTGTCAACCAATTCTTGTTTCTTGAACCAAATACGGTCACTAAAGGTTCGCCCGTCCGTTGTCCAAGGCTTTGAAAGCAATGTTTCAAGTTTCTTCTGATCCAGCCCGGTAATATCCCAGCCAAGGCCAACGCCCTTCTGAACCTCAAAAGCCGTGTGGGTGTAACCATTGCCCACAACTTTCTTCAACAGGGCATCCAGACTATCAACCTGATTGCCGTACAGCAATTCAAGCTGTTGCTGAATACCCGTCTGAACAGCTTCAAGGCGGGAAATGTGGAACCGGGCGGACGCATTTTCCAGCTTCTTCAGCCATGCCGCATCCAACCCGGCCTGTTCACCAATCTTGATATACTGTTCAACGCTCCAATGAAATTCTTCAAGCTGTCCAGCGGTCAACCATTTCCGGGCATCGGTCAGGCTGATTTGGTTGTTCACCGCAAAACGGGCATACCAGCTTTCAATTTCCTTCTGAACGGAACGCTGTGCATCCAGATACAGTTCTTCCATGTCCTGAATGGTCTTTTGGGCTTCTCTGTGGGCGCTGTCCTCCAAGATGGAAAACCGCCCACGCCAATAATCCGCATTTCTCATGGGCCGTTCCTCCAATCCTGAAAAATGGTGCTGAAGGTGGGATTTGAACCCACACGCCTTGCGGCAACGGATTTTGAATCCGCCGTGTCTGCCTATTCCATCCACTTCAGCTTATTAGGCCACGCTGTTTCTTCATAGGGGCTTGCGCCTTGCTGAATTTTGGTTCCTTCCTTTGTGGCCTTGGTAGCCCGTGCCGGGATTGAACCGGCGTTACCGCCGTGAAAGGGCGGTGTCTTAACCACTTGACTAACGGGCCATGATGGGCCGGGGAAGGGAATTTCACCCTTTGGCGGGTAGGAGTAATAGCACCCCGCCACACTCAATGTCTGCCCCGGCATATATTGTGAAACGGCGGGGGTTATTCGCCCCCACCATTATCACCTTGGTTTGGGTTGCCGGTCTGGAAGGCCCCGGCGTATTCCTGTACTTGTTCCATTGCTTCATCCTTTTCCTTCCGCAACCGGGCCAATTCCACTTCAACATCCGTAACCCACGGGTGCTGTTCCACAATGGTTTCCGTGGACAGAATACCAACGGACTTGGAACAGTTTTCAATGGATTCCGTTTCATTGATTAGAATGTCACGGTTGAACACGATCTGAAGTTCAGCGCCTTCATAATCACCCAAGCCCCTGTTGCTGAAATCCTGATTGATGAACCACAACAGTTCTTCAAAGGCCGCTTGGAACTCGGTTTCCATGCCGTTTGCGTCAAGGTCAATGTCAGAATACATGGATTGAATGTTCATTTGATTGGGGTTGCCACTCAAACGATCATCCTTGGCATCGTAACCACGGGCATTTTCAATCAAGGACTTCTTCAGAAGTTCCAAAATGCCCTTGTAGTTCTCTGCATTGATTTCAACCTGAAGGGTTTCAACCCCGCCATCCTCACGAACCTTCACGGCTCCATAGGTGGAAAGGTTGTGGCGGAACTCACCAAGATTTTCACCATCATAGTTCTTCAGAACCAGAATGGTGTTCCGTGCGTCCTCTTGCATATTGTTTTCAAAGTCGGAAATCATGGTGTTGATTCCGTCCTGAAGGGTTTTCACACGGCGGATCAGGGGGATTTCCTGTTTGTTATACTTGAAGGGAACCAGCGGAATCCTTGTCCAGTTGAACCCCTTGGGTTCTTGGCCTTCTTCCTCAACCATGAAATAGTTTTCGTGTTCACCGGCTTCCACATCGGCAATCAGCATATCATTTTGATAGATATACCGGTAAATGCCATCGGCTTTGAAGATTTCCACCTTCTCCACCTTTTCCTTCTGGTAGCCGTTCCACACTTCTTGGGTGTAGTAACGAATCGCACAATCAAGGATGGTGTGATCATCGTCAGCCCAAAAAGGAAGAATGTCATAGGCCGGGAAATGCTTGAAGGACAATTCACCAGCTTCATTGTAGTAAGGATAAAGCCAGCCAATGCCACCGTTCAGGGCATCTTCACAAACATATTTCAGAAGCCGGTAAAACCGTTTGTTGAAAACCTTGCCCAAAGCATCCGTGTAACCCTTATCCTGACAGTTCAGGGTGAAGGGCTTGCCCACAAGGTAATTGGTTTTCTGATCCACCATCAGGGCATATTGGTTATCAATCAGGCGGTTGTTCGGAAGGTTCGTCACCACCTGAAGTTGACCGTTTTCACCAATGATTGTGCGCTGACGCTGAAGAATGTCATGCTGTCCTTCATAGTACAGATCACCTATAACCTGATCCTTGCGGCGCTGACTATTCTTCCATTCCTTGATTTCAGCGGCGAAGAACTGATTTTCAGTCATGCCGGTTCGCCCACCCTGAAGGATCAGGCGGTTGATACGCTCCATAGCGTTATCCAGAAACATATTCACTTACCGCCTTTCTTCATTGCTTAATAATTGCAATCCCCCGGAATCACACGATTTCCGGGGGATTTTGTTACTATCATCTTATTAGTCGAAGCTGAAGGCGGGGCCAACCAACATATCTTCCAACCCGTAACGCATAGCGTCCATAAGGTGGTTGAAATCATCAATGGGAACATTGATCTTGGCCCCGAACTTATCTTCTGCCCATGTGTAGTTTGAAATCTCTGTGATGAAGTTCACGCATCGGGGATGAACAATGATGGTGTAACCCTGAATGTACTGGATTCCGTTGTTCACGCTGTCCTTGCCCTTCCGGGCGGCTCTGATACGATGAAGGCCAGCATCCCGCAATTCATCAATGCTCTTGGGTTCGGCACAATCGGCCTTGATCCGTTCCTTGCCGTAGCCCATGCCGGTGATCCGGTCACAGATTGCCCGGTTCGTCAGGGCCTTTTCATACAGTTCATCAAACACCCAAATGGTTCTTTCCTTCTCACTCACCAGCCCACAGAACAGGGCCGTGGGATCGTTGGTATAACCGAAGTCAAGGCCGAAGGCGCTTTTCACATCAGGCTTCTTGGAAATAGCCAGATAATCAAAGGCTTCTTCCCGCCAATTATCGAAAATCAGGCCATCCACAATGCCCCAACCCCCAAGGCCAGCCACCTTGTAGCGGCGGGGGTTGTTTTCCTTCATGGTGTTGAACACCTTCAAATCCGCCGTGTCCAGCCATTCATTACACAGGTAATTGGTGGTTGTGGCGTAAATCTGCCCATCCGGGCTGATCCAGCTATCATGGAACTTGTATGTGGGGTTCCCTTGGGCATCCTTGCCGGTGACTTCACCGAAGAAGCGTTTCCTGATCCAATGCTTTTCGTTCCACGGGTTGAATGTCAGCGTGATTTGCTTGAACAGGCCGGTTTCTTCCGGGATAGCACCACGGATGGATTCATCCAGCATATCAAAATCAGCTTCATTCATGATTTCGTATGCTTCTTCAATCCAGCACCAGCACAGATAGCCAATTTCAACCGTAATTGAAGTGACCTTCAGGGGATCATCAAGGCCCCGGAAGTAAATCTTCTGACCGGTGGGAAGGTAAGTCATTTCAAGGGGGCTTTCCTTGATTTCCCAATAGGCTGAAACCCCAAGGCGGTTGATTGCCCATTTCAGTTCGGTGAAACAGGAATCTTTCAAGGTTCTGAACACCTTACGAACCACAAGGGTATTGGCTTCCGGGTATTGCATCATCCGTTTGATGATGTTCAGGGCCGTTGTCTTGGATTTCTTGGAAGCACGGCTTCCCTTACACACCCGGTAACGGCCTTTGAAGTTCCAGAAGGTTCCGTAACCCTTACCAACCACTTCAGGAAGGTGAACCCGCTTGGCCTGTGGGCTAATCTTCAAGTTGATCATCCCCCGTGATAATCACCGGAACGGCCCCTTCCACACCTACCTTGTCCGTGAACATACCATAACGCTTGCCGATCAGTTCAGCGGCCTTCAGCCTTTCCTTGGCTCCAACCTCTTTCTGCGTCAACTCTTGGCAACCGTCACCGCACAGGATCGGGATTTCTTCAGTATGTTCACCCCGCATTACCGAAGTCAGGTATTTCATGACTTCTTCAGCATCAGCGATCTTGGCCGAATGAAGTTTTTCAAGTTCGGTTTCGATGTACGCTTTCAAGTCAGGTTTTGCAAGGTTTTCAGAACCCGTCTGCTTTGCGGTCTTGGGAGAATACCCCGCCTTGATTGCCGCATCCGTAGCATTGCCGCTGATCAGGTATTCATCACAGAACTTCCGCTGTCTTGGTGTCACAGGTATTCACCCCTTTCATCAGGCATAGAAAAAGCGCCCCGGTTTCCCGTAGGCGCAATTTCTTATTTACTATTCTACCGATTCTTTACTCTGTTTGGAACCGGTGGCACTCTGGTTTTCTCGGTTGTTTAGAAAGTCGCTGTTTGCCTTGGCAAAAGCAAGTAAACCCTTTCCGTGAAGTTCAAAAACCCATTGCATAGAATAATTCAGTTCTTCAGAAATATCTTCCCATTTTTTCAACTGAATATAGCGCCCGATCAGAATATTTTGCTGATCAAGGTCAGGAATCCGGTTGATCATGGTGAACGCTTCCTGTTTCATGCTCACAAGTTCATCAATCCGGGCATTGATCTTTGCTTCAAGGTCAATGATCTTGGTGATGGTTTCTTCAAGAGTATTCTTGGGGCCTGAAGTCTGAACCTTGTCCTGCTTCAGTTGGCTTCCGGTAGAAGTCAAGCTGGAACGCAAGGTTGCAATGGTACTATCAAGCCGATGGATCAAACGATCCGTTTTCCTGATTTGGGCAAAGTATTCTTTAGCCTGTTGGGAAAGGTCTTTGTCATTCACTATGTAACACATCCTTTCTGCGGTGGTCTGTTCCGTTTTCATTGCATCTGTACCGTTAATAAATGCTGAAAAATCAAGTGGTTTCAGGACTTTGGAACGCATGGAACAGATAAAACGGGCAGTTCCTTATATACACATTTCTTATATATTTTTTTCTTAATAAGAAGAAAGTATATTTACATCTGTTCCATCTGTTCCGTTCCCTGAAAACAACTGAAAAAGCCTGATATATCAAAGGTTTTCGTGCGGAACAGATATAGAAAAAACATCTATTCCATACCTGTTCCACACGCTGTTCCAACCCCTACTGAAGAAAGACGGGAAGAACCGGAACCCCACAATCAGAATCCTTTTTATTGGCGAAATATCCTTCACCAGCGGGAAGGGGTTTATAGCCACCATCGGGGATTTTGACAATTCCAGAAACATCCATAGCCGTTCCACCACAACGGCACATGATACAAAATGGCGAAGGCTTGTGATTCTTACCAAATTCTTCAATGCCCTTTTCCAAGAACATCCACCATGACCGTCCGCATTTATCACAGCGGTATTTCATGGCCCCATGAACCAAAACTTCTTTTTTCATCGGTATTCCCTCCCGGTCTTACGGTCTTTGATTTCAATGCGGTTCAGAAGTTCAAACCCCGCCAAACGGGTGATGTACTTCAGGACGAAGATCAGGGTGTTCACCCGCTTCTGCTGTTCATCCTCGTCACGGATGATATTCTTTGTGCCGTGGTAGGCTGTTGGATCGTGATACCCTTCAGCATTTTCCCAAGGTTTAGGCATCGGTTTTCCCTCCTTCTTCTCTGTACCATTCTTCAATGTCACACCCAATGTCCTTCAGCTTTTTACGGGCCAACCACCCATCATCGGCTTGTTCCATCAGGTAATGTTCCCGTAGCTTCAAGGTTTCGGCATAGAACAGCTTCCACGCCAGCTTCAGGCGCTTTGGGCCAAAGCCAAATTGGGTGTGAAGCATCCACAGGATGGATGATTCTTTGTCCATGTCAAAGGCCCGATCATTTTCCACAATCTGTTTCTTGATTTCCTGATCCAAGGCCCGTTCTTCAGCTTTGTTGAACTGAACGGCGAAAATTTTACCACCGGACTTCTTAAACATCGGCATGGTATTCACTCCAAATATCATCGAAGCACACCGGAATCAGCCAATGAACCTTGTCCAACAGGATCAGGGCCACTTCCCGCATCTGCGGATGTGCGGCGGGTGAACAGCGCAACTTCAGGAAATGCCGCCATTCACGAATGTTGGCCGTCATGACCACTTCCGTTTTCAGGCTGTTGGGCAGAACGGAACGGGCTTCTTGCGGGGTGGCTCCTGATTTCAACAAAGAAAAATAGCATTGTTCAGAGATCAGACAAGCGTTTTTCCATGCCCAATACAAATCAGAACCTTCAGGCCAGAAGCAAGGTTCAATCACCGTGATTTCCTCACCGAACTTGCCCTTGCCGTAGTTGCAATAGCGGGTGGATTCCTGACAGTAAGAAGCCAGCCGGTGGCGCACGATCTCATGAGAAACACCACGATCACAGATGAACTTCACCGTGAAGGAAAAGTGTTCAATAACGGCTTCATGGCCCCGCTTCACAATGCCCTGAATGAACTTATCAGCGGAACCTTCCGTGATCTTATCTTCCGATTTGTAGCAGACACGCCCACATTCTTCAAGGTGCTTCAGGATCTCGGCTCCATCAATATGGGAAATAAACTGAACATCAGCACTGATAATTTTCATTTTTCTTCAACCTCCGAATGATTATTTTCACAGCCCTTGCAATACAGTTCATGAATTTGGGCCGCTATGTGTGGCGGAAATGGGTGATTGTTGGGGCACACCTCGCACGGGCTTTCAAGCCGGGTGGGAATGTCCTGAAGTTCAGGGTGTTTGATCTCCATATACAGGGCAAACAGGATATTCCATGCCGCCGCCCTCAAATGGGGTTCATCCTTCATTCCCATCATGTACTTGGCAAGGTGGCGGAAGGCCGAATCAATCAGGCTGTGAATGGGAATACCCTTTTCACAATTCCGTTCACCATACTTCAAGGCCCCTTCTTCACAATGCTTGGAAACCTCTATCAAGGCTTCCCAAGGAAGTAAATCCATGCGGCCTTTGCCGCTGTGCATATCACGAACAGCGCCGGTTCCAAACTCGGTGCGTTCACCGCTGTCTTTAATCATGCCAACCAGTCAACCTTTCTAAATTATTTTTCAATCCGGCCACAATCTCACGGGCTTCCATCGTACCCGTATGCTTTGCAATGGCTTCATTCCGCCGATCCGTTAAGAAACCACGATCCAGCGGGTGGCACTTTTCCAAATCAGCATTACACCGATTGATTTCTTGAACCAAGGCTTCAGCACGGGCCTTCAGCCGGTCTAAACATTCCTGAAGAATGGCCTTCTGGTATTGAGCGATTGTTTGAATGTTATTTTTCAATTCAGGATCATCCCGATATTCAATAGCTGAATTGACATCAAGGCCGTGTTCGGTGCAAAAGGTTTCTGCATCAAACAGGCTATTGAACACCCGCCGCCCAACCTTGGCATAGGGAATGTTTTTGTTCTTGAACTTGGAATATTCGTGGGCCATTCAGCACCATCCTTTCAGTTGAACCATTTAATCACCGGATCACCGGTGAAGCCCTTTTCCCACACATACCACGCATAGGCAATGGCGCTTTCCGGTTTCCCGGTCATATCGCCGTTTTTATAACAGGCCAGCCGGGAACGGCTGATATAAACCTTTCGGGGGGGGGTATGCCTGAAGAACTCACCCCGTTTTTGCCCCTCCAAGAACTGAACCTTCAGGAACATAGCCACTTTCCCACCGGGGCGGACGCTTTCAAGCGCCCTTTGAACAAATTCAAGCCCCATTGAATATGGCGGGTTTGTGATTATATCGCCTTCAAAATCGTCCAGCGTTTCCTTCAGGAAATCCAGCGGTTCAGGATCACCGAAGCCCCGGTAAATCAGATCAGTTGAAATGACTTCATAACCGTGGGCCTGAAGCACTTTGGAAATGTGGCCTTCACCACAGGCCGGTTCCCAAATGACCGGGGAAAACTGTTCCAGTTCCAGAAGCATTTCCACGGCCCTTGGATCGGTGGCGTAGTAATCAAATGCTTCTCGTTCTTCAGGAACATGGTTGGAACTGCCTAATGTGGTGAACACCTTCTTAGAACCACTCATTCTGTGTCACCGCCTTTCACAAATACACGGGTTTTCCGGTTTCTGATCCACTTTGGAACCGTTGTGAAGCCACAGCGTTTTGTGATCTGCCGGGAAAACTCAATCTTGGAAAGGGCTTGGAAGTTGTTTGCAATACAATATTCCTTATACCGGCGATACACGGAATCGGTGGCTTCATTTTCAATCCCGTCAAGGCCCACTTCATTGATGAACCCAATAATGGGGTTGTTGTTTTCCTCATATTCGTCCAACTGCCCCTGAACTCTGGTGGAAGTAGTGAACTGTGCGTTCCCAAGAACCCGCTTCAACCCCTGAAGGCCAAGCAAGGCCAGATATTCCATAGAATCCTGTTCACACAGTTCATCCTTGATGAACGGGCGGAAGTCAGCATCATTGGGGGTGAACTTGGCATCGAAGGGAACAATCACCAAACGCCGCTGAACGGCTCCGGTTTTGTCCTTGATACGGGGGATATTGTTGGCGCTGAACAGGAACTTGGAATAATTGTTGAACTCAAAAGGATCTTGGCCTTTGCGCTCCACATTCACCCGATCACCCGTGACCAGCTTCTTGAACACGGAAGCATTGGCAATAAATTCATCACCAATATCATCACCGATGTTCGCCAGCTTGCCGAACAGTTCAGCGGTTTTGAACCTATCGCCCAATTCCTTCAGGTCAAGGGAAGCAATGTTCTGATCCCCAAGAAGGTTCTTCACCACATGAAGAAAGGTGGATTTGCCGTTGCTCTTATCGCCAATCAGGATGAAGGCTTTGCCAAGTTCATTGCGGCGGTACATACAATAGCCCACCATTTCTTCCAGCAAGGCCCGGACTTCAGGATCATCACAGGCCAGCCGGTTCAGGGTATGATCCAACAGATCATCATGGGCGGCGGGGTTGTACGGCCACGGGATTTTATTTGTAATGACCACATCCGGGGTGAACTCTTTGAAGGAACCATCCCGGATATTGTAAAGGCCGTTGCTGAAAGCAATGATATTCGGGTTGGTGGCCTTGGTGTTTTCCTCAATCATGATTTCCAGATAGGACAGGACTTCCGAACGCCACGCCCGTTTCAGGTTGCTGATCAGCTTGATCATGGCCCCTTCAATCTCACCGGCACCGGAAACATAGATACCATCTTTGTAAATGTGAAGCTGGTTATTGATCTTCACAATATGGTTGTTGTTCTTTAGGTAGGTGGCGAACTTATCAAACAGGAAGGTTTTATCCCGGAAGAAGGATGTTTTCTTGAAGGCATCATCCCGAAGGATCACATCAAGTTCCTTGTCGGAAAGGGGCTTCTTCAGCACATAACGGTTAATCAGCCTGATACATTCACGGGCTTCTTCCTTGGTAAAATCGTCACTCTGAAGGGTCAGAATGTAGTTGAACAGGGTTTGGTTCCGCCCATCACCTTCACCAAGGTTCGGGAAATCATAGTTGCTTTTCACCGGGGTCAGCCACTTGGGAAGTTCCTGAATCTCCCCTTCAGGGAAGTCATACAGAATGGGCCGTTCCACGCCACCGGACTTCAAGATTTCATAGCTGTTATTGGCTCCAACCTTTCCATCCGTAGTGATACCCACGGCCAAGGTGCATTTCGTCCAGCTTTTTTTAACACCACAGTTCTTGAACAAGAAGTGTTTTCCCCGTGTGGTGGCGTACACTCTGCACTTCAGTTCTAAATCCTGAACCATTCTGAACAGAAGTTCAGATGTTTCCGCATCGTCCACATCAATCAGAATGGTTTCTTCCCCAAGAATACCGGCGTATTCATCAAGGTCTTGGACTTCAGAACGGGTTTTCAGTTTTTCAACGCCTTTGAACTTTTCAAGGCATTGTTTATTTCTGGTAGGCACATAGCCCCTAAACAGTTCCATGCTTCAACGCTCCCCCCCCCCCGAAAGGTTTTATTGTTCATCGTTCCACCCCGAAATCTTTCAACCGATCCCAAGCAACATCAATGTAATATTGCTTGTCCAGTTCATCCGGGATAGGAAGATTGGTCACATCATCATTGATGAAGAAACAATGATCCGGGGTGTTGCCGAACTTTTCAGGGTTCTTTTCCCGGCCCTTGACGATTTTCCCGGAAACCTTGAAGATTCCGCCCTTGCTCTGATCCTTGGAAGCGAACACCCGGAAGGTTTTATCCGTCTGAACCTCACCGCCGCTGAAGCGGGTGATTTTCTTGGAACGGCCTTTTTCATCCCTGATCTTGGCTTCCGTAATCACCGGGGAATAAAGGGCGTATTTGTACTTGCTGGACACCTTCACAACCTTCTGAAAATCTCGAAGATTGGAACATTCCATGATGGTTGTTTCCGGGCTGATCCCATGAAGGAAATAGTTCACAATGGCCCGATTGACAATGGGAAGGTCATAATCCAGATCGGACAGCTTTTTGACATAGGCACCCTTACATTTCCAGCGGGGTTTCCCTTTTTCGTCACGAAGCGGCCCGGAAGGAATAATGATGTAATTGTTCACATCCTTCTGATACACCTTTTGAAATTCATCAAATTCAAGGCGCATCCCGGTTCTTTGCTCCCACTCCCAACACAGATCATCCAGCATTTCAAAATCTTCATACCGGCGAAGTTTGACCAAAATACCATCCGTGTTGCTCTGGATGATTTCACAATGATCTTCCAGCCGTTCAATCAAATCCAGAAGAAGAAGCTGACCGCCCACACAAACATTGTTGGCTTGCCGGGGATCATACATGGCATTGTGCTTATCCTTCATAGCGCCATAGGTGCTGTTCAGAACAATCTTGTAAGGCTGTTGCATGGGGTTCTTTTCCGCCTTCAGCTTCAGGCGGGTGTGGTAGATTTCCGCATACTTGGAAGGATCGTGAACATTGCGGGAAAGCCACTTATAAACCAACATCAAAGACGGGTAATAGGAAGCCACATCCACATTGACGAACCATCCTTCCCCGTGATATTTGGGAATGGCCCCGTGAAGGCCACCCCAAGCGAACACATGGGGAACCCCGGCCACATCCAGTTCAAGGGTTTTGGAATAATCACGGTTCAAGGGGTTCTTGTACCAATTCAAAACTTCCGTGTATTTTTCGATCCGCAAGCTGGGCGGGAACTCAATTTCAAATTCATCATTGTGTTCCCGTTGAACGGCCCCAAGGATTTTGGCGGAAAGCTGTGCTTTGGTGCGGCCAATGTCAGAAATGGGAAGGTGGAACGCCTTCACAAGTGACATTTGGGCATCAAATTCATCTTCCTTCCGCCGTAACCACACTTCCACCGTCTGTTCCACATCATGGCGGCAATATTTGACCGTTTCGGCCAACTCTGCTTCAGTCAAAGGCCGGTCAATGTCGAAGGGAACAGAAGTTTCTTTAATGGAATGGCCCATGAACGCTTCCAGCGCCTTCAGGCTGATTGGCGGGTTCGGCATCACATCATAATTGATCAGCGGGTATTCCCTGAACAGGCTTGAATATCTGTAACCGGGTTTATCCTCTGCAATGATCCAATCATTCACAGGCTTTGGATCAAACCCACACAGAATGGCCTTCAGGATGTACTGATCATAGTTCCGGGAATTGTAACCGGCCCAAATCACACCCTTGTGTTCCTCATAGAAGCGTTTCAGCTTGCCGGGATCGTTGATAATCACGGTTTCTTTTCGGGCGTTCAGGTCGATCAGGACAACCAGCCAGTCATACCGGAAAACCTCAAAATCATAGAAGATCATCAACTCACATCCTTTCAGCTTTTGTGAAATCGGTCAGCGTTTCCGCCTTATCAGCCCCGCCACGGGAAGGCTTTCACTTGGGGCCACTCCGGGGCTTTCGCCCCGGCTTGAAAGTGAACTTTCAAGTAGACAACAGTTGCTTTGCGGTAGACTATTTGCCTACAATCATTGTAAAAAATTTTGGGTCAGTTTTCAACCTCGAAAACTTCTTCAACGGTGATGGAATTGAAGCGGGAATCATCGTAGTCCACCGCATATTCCAAAGTTCCATCAATAGCTTCCGCCACATCAAGAACAAGCTGGGCAAACTGCTTGTAGCTGGTGAAGCTGACAGGAACACCGGAATCCAGCTTTTCAAGGAAGCCCATAGCAGAAGCGATCATGTTCTTGTCATTCTTGGTGCCGTAAAGGACACGGTTCATGAAAAGGCGCTGGTTCTTGAACTCACCGGACAGGATTTTGAAGGACACGGCCAGCATGGGGCGGTTGGGATCGGCCTTGGTGCCTTTGATCTCCATGCTTTCCAGCTTCACTTCATACTTGCCAGCGGGGATGGTGGGGAAATCACCGCCGCCGTTCTTCTTGGCATCCTCCACATCAGCCTGAAGGCCCTTCAGATCAACAGAACGATCAATCTTGTCAAAATCAATAGCCATAGTTTTTTACCTCCAAAAAAATGTATTTATTAAATGGTTTTCAGAAGATCAGCCAACCCACCAAACAGGGTATCAAGCACCTTGGCCGCTTTGTCAGCCGTTTCCTTGGCCCTGTTCATGTTGTCAACTTCTTCTTTCGTAGGGGAAAAACCACCATCAGGAATGAACAGATCATCAGGAAGAACGGTGTTCAGCAGATGATCAAGGGCCGCATCCGCCATCACATCACAAAAATCTTCATGATGTTCAGCGTAATTCCGAATGGCGATCTTGGCGGCGGAACGATGAAGTTCGATCAGGGCTTCACCATCAGCACCGGGCGGGGGGGGGATCAGGTTGGCGCACACCTGAATCTTGCGGAACAGGCCACGCTTGTTCATTTCCTCTTTGAAATGGTTCAGGGCATCGTTTTTCATTTTGGGTTCCTCCTTATATTTGGTTGGAAATTATCTTTCCAATTTCCCTGACTGCGTGGGCGATCTTCTCACGGTTTATCCGTTTTTCTTGAAGAACACCCGTAATAACTGCGGCTTCCGTCTGAATGTCCTGAAAGGCTCTGTGATTGCTTTCAAGGTCAGCTTCATAGGAAGCAAGGTCTGTGTTCTCACCGGCCTTGGCCGATCTGACTTCTTCATCAGCCTTTTCAGCGTATTCCCGGAAATACTTGGCCGCTTCATAGCCCATGTGCTTTTCAACCAGATATTCAAAATCACGGGCCTTGAAAATGGTTTCAGGCTTCCCGGCAATCATCAGCACATCAGCCATTATTCTTCACGCTTCTTCCGGGTACGGCGGGGCGGGTTAGCATCCGTCTTGGGTGCGGGTTCCTCTGCCTGTGCCTTGGGGCGATCCCACAGGGGGCAACCATCGGGGCCGCCTTCCTTGTGGCAACGGTGGCCAGCGTCAATGGACGGACAAAGGGGGATTTCCGGGTTTTGATCGTGCTGTCTGAAAATGCGTTCACCGTCCGGGCATTTGGGAAGATCGTTCCAAGGCGGGGTGTCACCGGTGGCCGGTTCATCAACAGGAACAGAATCATCCTTTTCACCGCCGCCCGGTGTCCAAGTTCCATCAGGATCACCACAAGCCGCCTTTGCCGCATCTTCAGCCGGATCATAGTTACCAGCCGGGGGCGGGGTTACAGTCTTGGCCTTTCTGCCCCTTCTGCTGGGCGCTGTGGTGGGCGTGTCGGTGGTTTCAGGTGCGGGGGTAGCCGGGGCATTGCCGCCACGCTTCACGGCTCCTGCGGCCTTCTGGTTGGCTTCCTCGTAGACTTCACAGAAAGCGTCATAGGTCAGCGGGATTTCCTTATCACGGACAGTCAAACGGCCACCGCCGAAGATCACTTCAGAAGTCTTGAAAGACAGCACCCGTTCATCATCGTCCGCCACGATACGGGCCACCAGATCAACCATACCGGCCACCTTGTTTGCCACCTTATCCTGAAGGTTCGGCTTGATGGAACTGATCTTATCGCCGCCCTTGCGGGTCAGGTCACGGCTTCTGTCCTCATGGCTGATCAGGATGATGTTTTCATAGTCCAGATTCACAAGCCGCTTCAGGGTGTTCAGGAACTCGCTTCTGACCATATCCCACGCACGGAAGGAATCATCAGATTCATGCTTCCAGCCCTGACGGTCACAGATGTAAACCCGGCACGATTCATAAACATCTTCCAGAAGGTCAACCACGATGGTTCGGAAATCGTTCTGTTTCTTTTCCAGTTCGGCCACGGCATCCATGAACACTTCATAGGCCAACTTGCGCTTGGTGATACGGCCTTCCACCGTAACGGTGTCACGAATGGCGATATAGGGGGCATCCACAAACTTGATGTTGCCATCCGTGTTCAACATCAGGGGATCGGGGAACTGATTGGCAAAGAAGGTTTTGCCGCTGAAGGGTGCGCCGTAAAGCCACACAACCTTCTTCTTGGTGGCGTTCAGATCACGGCGTTCATTCTTGGGAAGTAACATATAATCCCATCCTTTCTGACAATATTCTTCATACTCACACCATCCACAAAAATGGTTTGGGTTCTTGGGAAAGTCTGTGGCTTCAACCATGTGCTTCACATCGGTCAGGAAGTCCACAATCTTCATGGGGTTGTACTGAACCGGCATCAGCGTTGGTTCAGAATCTTTCAAGGCCGCTTGCAAGCGGTCACGGAATTGGGAAAGGGTTTCGGTGCTTTTCTGCCTGATCTTGGGCTTGGGAACAATCAGGAAATACATATTTCTGATCCGGTGGCCGGGATGGGTCAGTTCATACCAATACTTGTATTCGTGAAGCTGACCGGAAACGGCGTAGTTCTTGGCGTTGTTGGAATACTTGAAATCGTACAGATCAAACGCTTCAAATTCATTCAAATCTTCACCAGTGATCAGGCCATCCAGCTTCAGGCCCTTCCCCACGGGAACCAGATAATCCATAAAGCCGATGAAATCAGCGTTCCCGATTGGAAGTTCAAAGGTTCCGCCCGGTGGCAACATGGCCTTTGCCTTGGGGATCATGGCTTCCAACTTCATCATTTCATGAATGTGATCATCCGTCAGAACCGGGAAGCTGTTCTTGTAGAAGTCAAGGGCTTGTTCAACCCCTTCTTCAATGCCGGTGTGAAGGGCGGTGCCAAGGATCAGGGCGTTGTCTGCGTCCGTGTTCGGGATCGTGTCTATCCCTTCCACATATCGCAAGCGGTATTTGTATGGGCATCTATCAAAGACTTCAACCCGGCTGTGGGAAACTCGCATTGTTTCACCCCTTTCACAATAGTCTTGAAGGCTTCAAAGCCTTCCGGGTAAAGGATGAACCCGAACCCCTGTGAACCGTTGATTTGGGCCAAATTACGCTTCTGAAGCACAGATGGGGTTCCATCGGTGGCCTTCAGCTCCACTTCAAGGGCAATGCCCTTCACGGTGATCCGCATATCGGGAAGGCCGCTTTTCACATACCGGCTTCCACCCCAACGCTTTTCATAGAAGCCACAGGGCGGGGCGCTCATGCGGTCAACAGGTTCACCCAAGGGATATATCCCTTCAGCTTCCAGCCATTTCTTCAGGCGATTTTCAAAGTTTTTTTCACCGGCCATCGGCTCACCCCTCCAACATCTGAATCAGGCTGTGAATACCTCTGACTTGGGTGAAGCCCTGAATTTTACCCGTTCCAGCGTAGAATTGGAACAGTTTATCATCAGACTTCCGCCAACAATGGAAGTGGCCTGTTTGCTCATTTTTCAGTTGGTATTCAATGCCGTGGGCTTCAAACTGCTGAATGGCATAGGCGATCCGGTCGGGATTTTTTGCAACCCGTTCTGAATGAACCTGTTTGGCATGATTTTTCAGGGCATCCCACACTTCATCCCTTGCCATCGGCCCCACCACCTTCCGCCAAATAGTCACACCATGCAAGGAAGGCACGGCGCAACGGGTTAGTGTTGCCATCATCGGCCCATCCTGCAAAGCCAATCCACCCATCCCGGTTGAAGCTGATACATTCACGCCGGGTGAAATAGTGGGCGTTCATGTAGATGTAACACTCGGTAATGTGGCCGTTGGTGGCCTTCTTCATGTCAACCCGTTTGCTCAAAGTCATGGTGACGGAAGTTTCACCGGCCTTATTGGATTTCTTCAATTCCTTCTGAAGCATCATGCAAAGGATCAAAATATCACCTTCATCAATGCTGTCATAGGTCAGGCCCTTGGCGCTGAAATACTCCCGAAGTTCATTATTGGTGCAAACAGGTTCAAAGCCCCGGCAACTCATGACTTATCCCCTTTCAGGGTGATCTTCACATAACCGGCCTTGGCGGTGGTCTTGGAACACTCGGAAGCAATGTCCGGGTATTTCTTCTTCAGCTTGGCGGAATCAATGCTGGTGGCATTGGTGGGCTTCACAAGGGTAAGGTTCAGAACATCGGATTCAAACTTATCCACGCCGAACTTCACCATTGCTTCATACAGCTTGGCCTTCATTTCCTTTTCCTGATCCTCAATGGCCTTCTTGTGGGCGGTCAGAGAAGCAATGGCGTTCAAGGTGGCAAGCTGGGTGTTCTTGAACTCCTGAAGGGCCGTTTCTTCATCGAAGGTGGCCGAACCACAGGCGTTCGGGTTTTCCTGACAGGAATCAGGGCAAGTGTGGAACTCCGAGCATTTGTGGCAACACCCATCAAATTTTCCACGGGGGCAAGCATTTTCACATTTGATCATTTTTCGGGTTCTCCTTTCAGATAAACATTCAACTGCTTCAGGCCAAAGGCGGAAGCGGCTTCATGGTTGTCAAAATAAATGTCGATCTGGTTTTCACCGTATTTGTCAATCACCCATTGGGCGGGGCGATCCTGAACGATGTATTCACCCAAGCCTTCCACTTCCACCGCGGTTCCCAAGGGAAGCGGGGAAGCACAGGAAACACCGGCCTTCAGTTCCACACCAGCGGCACCATACACAATGCCGTTGGGCCGGTTCTTGGCCCATTCGCCGCAACACTTTTCACAGGAACAATAGGCGGTAATTCTGAAACTGCCCAACAGCACCGGTTCAGGTTCGGCGGGTTCTTCCACCAGCGGAGTTTCCACCGGCTCCAAGGTCACATCCGGGGTCACGGTGGTAAGCTGATCCGGTTCAATAGGGGCATCCGGGGCCTTGCTGTTGACAGCAGAACAGCGCCCAAATATAAACCCCATTGCAAGGCCCATCAGAAGGGCCACAAGGAACATCCGCCTGAACCGCTGGTTAAGGGCTTTGCGGCGCTGTTGCCGCTTGCTCATACTTTCTGAATAGTTCATCGGTATAGTCCTTTCTCATTTCCAAAGTGGAAAGAATATCTTCTTCAACCGTTCCCGGACAGATCATCAGGTAATAGAAACAGGGCCGTTCTTGCCCAAGGCGGTGAATACGCTTTTGGGATTGCTCCCACAGTTCCGAACCTTGGGGAAGGCTGAAGTAAATGATTTTGTTGGCAAGCTGGAAGTTGCCGCCCATTGCACCGGCCTGATACTGAATGAAGGTAATGCTGTTGTGCTGGTATCGGTAAGCATCCAAGTTCTTTTCTTCACCGGAAAGAACAGACACAGGCCGGTTCAGGCCCTTGGCAATCCCCTTCAGGCGTTCCATTTCTTCCGTGAAGTTATAGAACACAATCAAGCGATCTTCTGTGCTGTTCACCAAATCCCGAAAGGCTTCATAACGGGCCGGGTTGTATAGGCCGCAAAGCTGACGGGCATAAAGGCGGCGGGTCAAGCTGGTATCGCCAATCAGTTCCCGTTCACAATGGGCATTGGAACCGTAGAAATCAGCATCCAGTTCAAATTCACCAAGGTTGGCGCTGTCAATCGCAACATAGCGATCATTCCAGAACTTCCAATAAAGGGGTGAAGGGCGGGTTTTGACCTTGATCCAGTTCCGTTTTGGAAGGCTGATCCCGGCCTGTTCGGTAGTCATGAAAACGGCCCCATGTTCGGCCAGCTTCATCTTCAGCCGGTCAACATTCTTATAGCCGGTAATCTGCTTCCGCCAAAAGCCATCGGTTTCCACCCATTCCGTTTGAATGTACTGCTTCCAGAACAGTTCCTTTGAAATCTTCCACCCCAACAGTTGGCATTGGCTCCACAGGTTTTCATACTTGCCGCCCGTGGGGGTGCCTGACAGAAGGATCACATTATCCGGTTTCAGCCCAAGAATGAACTTTGACCGTTTGGCGTTCTCGTTCTGGATCAGGGAACTTTCATCCAACATCAGCGTGAAGCCGGTCAGGGTTTTCAGCACATTCCGCCTGAAGGTCAGTTCGTAGTTGATCACGCCAATCATCAGGGTTGGAACCTCATGCTGAACCTGTTCAAAGAACCATTTGAAGGTTTTGGGGTTGGTCAGGTCGAACACACAATTCCGGGTGTAGTGGTCTTGAAAATGTTCAATCCAGTCTTGAACTTTTGAACATTGGCACACCACCAGATTGATCCGCTTGTCCAGCTTCATCATTTTTTCGGAACCAACAAAGGTTTTCCCAAGGCCCATATCAAGGTAATAGGCCACCCGGTTTTTTCCCTCGGTTTCATCAAGGGCCTGTTGTTGGTGCTGGAACAGCGTGATCATAGGGTTTCAGGCCCTTCAATCATGGAAAGGTAATTTTCCACATTCACACCACGGGAAAGAAGTTCGGCCTTCATAGCCATTCCCAAGGGGCTGTTCAGGGCGTAATCACTCACCTGTTCCGGGGAAAGGGAAGTGATGTTGAACAAGGACTGTTTCACTAACTCGGAATGACCGCCACCGAAGGGATCAAAAGGGCAACAGTCAGGGGTGGCTTCAATGTCACGAACCACCATAGCTATCACCACGCCGGGGCGGTTCTTCAGCATCTTCACCGTGTTCAACAGGTGATCGGTTCCCATTTCTGCGGGGCGGAAAGCCTGTCCACCGGCTCCGATCCACAAGGTTCCATCAAATCTGGTTTTCATTGCTTTACTCCTTTTCTAAAAATCAGGCCGTAAGGCCGAAGAAAGAATTGAACTGATCAGCACCCACATAATCACGGAACTTGGTGGGGTTGATGTAGTAATTCCAGCAAGCGCCGGTTCCGGGAACAGCGTTCCCGAAGGGAAGAAGGCCACGCTGAAGGCCGATTCTGACGAACTGATCAGATTTTCCCATGCACCGGGCGGCTTCCTTCACGCTGATCTTCTTGATGGGCGGTTCCGCAACCGGGGCGGCTCCATAACCCATCAGGTAATCAAAGGAAACGCCGGTTGCATCGGCAAGGGCCTTGATACGGTCAGGGCCGGGGGTGTTCTTCCCGGAAAGGTATTGGCTGATAGCGGCCTTGGAAGCCCCGGCCTGTTCAGACAGGGCGGATTGGCTCATGTTGGCCTGTTCCATAGCGTTCTTCAGACGCTCTGCAAAAGTGGTCATTGTGCATACTCCTTTCAAACAGCTTTATTGGGTTATCACTCTTGTTCTTCAAAGGCCACTTCACATTCTCCACAGAGAACATGAACTTCCTTGGTGGCCCGGATGATGGTTCCGCAACAGGGGCAAACATACTTGCGGGAACTTGATCCCCCCCCCTTCCGGGAACCCTTCAGCGGATTGGTACGGGGTCGAACCAGACAGAACCCGGATTTGCCAAGGGATTTCACGAAGGCTTCAGCTTGCGGGTTCAGGGCGGTTTTGTGCCATCCGTACTTTTCGCCTTTCTCCACGGTCAGGCCGTGGGCTTCAGCGGTTTCTTTGAACTTCCGGTTGTGGTAGGAACCAGAACGGGAAGTGTCCTGAACATTGTCCTGAAGGTTCTGAAGGTGAACCATTTCGTGAAGCAAGGTTCCACAGGTTTCTTCAAAGGGGCGGTTCAGGTATTCGGCACACAGGTTGATTTCGTAATAACCGCCTTCCTTGGTGCCATCTTGCCAAGCCTTCCAAGCGGTACACCAGCCGTAGGCCCCACGGGTGTGATCCGGGGAAACGGTGATCACAGGCTTTTCCAGCTTCCCTTCAAAGAAGGCTTTGTTGAACTTTGAAAACAAGGTTTCAAGTTCATCAATGACCGGTTTCAAACTGACTTCATTCATGGTTCTTACTCCCTTTGTAGACTTTTTGCCTACTTAACAGGCAAAAAAAAATCGCCACTCGTTCTTCTTCCGTCAGGCCAAGAAGATCATACAAAGCCTGAATCTCATTGGCCCGAAATTCACTACGGTTATTGATCTTATTCAAAAGGCCCTGATAGGTAATTCCAATCTTCTTGGCAATAAACCGAAGTTTATAACCGGACTGGTCGATCTTCTCACGCAACAGCTCTGTGTTGGTCATACGGCAATCACCCCTTTCTTCAAAATCGGTAGGCATCTTGTCTACACTCACATACTACCACGATGTAGGAAGAATGTCAACATCTTTTTTGAAAAAGCTAAAAATATGTTGACAAGCCGCCAACAGCGCCGTATAATTAGTAACAGAAAGGGGGTCATTCACTTGTCCACAATAGGAAGCAGAATTCGCAATCGCCGGGAAGAACTTGGTTTATCCCAAGATGAACTTGGTAAAAGATTAGGGTACAAATCCCGTTCTTCAATAAATAAGATTGAACTTGATCAGCGTAACCTTACTCAATCTAAAATCAAGGCTATTGCTGACGCATTAGATACTACACCGGCCTATATCATGGGATGGAATGAACCAAATCAGAAACTTGACGCTGAAAAACTGAAGTTCTTTGATAATCTTTTTCCCATTGAAACCAAGCGTTTCCCGCTGTTGGGGGATATTGCTTGTGGCAAACCCATTGTTGCCAATGAAGAAAAGGAACTATATGTGGAAGCTGGGGCCGGTATTCAGGCTGACTTTTGCTTACGGGCAAGGGGTGATTCCATGATTGGGGCCAGAATCTATGATGGTGATATTGTGTTCATCCAGCAACAGGATATGGTTGATGATGGTGAAATTGCCGCCGTTATCATTGATGATGAAGCTACTTTGAAGCGGGTGAACTATTATCCTGAAAAGAACTTGCTGATTCTGAAAGCCGAAAACTCTAAATATGAAGATTTGATTTATACCGGTGAAGAACTGAACCATATCAGAATTCTTGGAAAAGCCGTAGCCTTCCAAAGCGATATTAGATAGAAGGTGATTCGGTGAAGAAGTTCTTGAAAGGCTTTGGAATCTTCTTTTTCAGTTTCGGGTTTATCGTCTACACAATCATGTTTTTTACGGAAGCGCCAGAACTCCGCCCCGTGTTCATCATAATGGATGTCATTATGGGGTTCTTCCTGTTCCTGCTTCTGCGAAAAAGAAAGCCAAAACAGAAGGCCCCACCCAAAACAGAACCCGCCGTTCAGGTTCATTCCAATCTGAACCCGGAACGGGCTATTAAATCCATGCCGGGGGCCTACACCGTAGCAGAAGCCAAAAACCATGTGCGGATTGTTCAAGATTGTTTGAACATCTTTGAAAAGACGAAGAACCTTGAAACATTCTTTTCCCGCTATGAATATGGTATGCAAATAGCCCTGACGGTGGATCAAGCGGCCAAGGCCGGGATCATCCCTTACACATCTGATCTTCCAGCTTCTTTCTTCAAGGCGGCTGATAGTCAGAAAGAACGGGTTTTGTTAGATTCCTATTCCGATCAGAAAGCCAAGATCGATGAATTGAAAACCGCAAAGGCCAAAGCCACCCATTGGAACCGGTATCTGAACACCCTGAAAGAATACGAAGATCAATATTCCATGAACCCTGATTCTGAATATCCTGAAGTTCTGGAACAGGTCAAAGGTGAACTTGCCAAACTTGATCTGTCCACATCCGTTCCGCCGTCCAATCCCTGAAAACACAGGAAAATCAAGGCTTTGGAACAGGTGGAACAGATAAAGCGCCGGTTCTCTATATACTCTTTTTCTTTTATATTTTTTTATCTACTCTTTGAAGTAATATAATATCCGTTCCAAGTGTTCCATTCTCTCAAAGCCACACCCCGCAAGGGTTTTAAGCGGAACGGATATGGAACAAATGCAAAAAAAAATGACCGCCCCCGGTCTTGCACACCGGAAGCGGTCAGGCGAAACAAACCCTTTTGAAGTTAATGTTTCAAACGCCTTTGAACATTATATCACATGGGGTTTAGCTTTGCCATACCCAATTTTGAAAGTTCAGGTGATATAATGCGAAATCCAAACGGGTATGGAACGGTTGCAAAGCTATCAGGCCAACGCCGCCGCCCATACATTGTGAAGAAAACCATAGGTTGGAATGACAAAGGCCATCCCATCTATGACATTATCGGCTATGCTGAAACCCGTGAAGCCGGGAACATCATGCTTGCTGAATACAACCGTGATCCTTGGGATGTTGACCGGGCCAAGATCACCCTTCAACAGCTTTTTGACCTCTGGAAAGAAAAGAAGTCCCCGAAGCTGGGGGAATCCAACCGTTCTTCCCTCTGTTCAGCGTTCAAGCATTGTTCAGCGTATGTGAACAAGCCTTATAAACAACTGCGATCCTACCAAATGCAAGAAACCATTGATGGTTGTGGGAAAGGGTATAGCACCCAAGCGGCCATCAAGAACCTGTGGGGCCACCTTGATCGGTTCGCCCTTGAAATGGATATAATAAACCGGTGCTTCTCCGAACTTCTGACTTCTGATCCAATACCGCCCACCAGCCGCCTTCCGTTCACCAACGATGAAATCAAAACGGTGTGGGAACATCAGTCTGATCCTTGGGTTGATACTGTTTTGATCTTGCTATATTCCGGGTGGCGTATCTCTGAATTTTTGAACCTGAAACCTGAAGATATAGACTTGAAGGAAGGCACAATGAAGGGCGGCACCAAAACGAAAGCCGGTAAGAACCGCATTGTTCCCATCCATCCAAAGATCAGGCCCTTGATTGAACGGCGGCTTGCCGAAGGTGGCCCCCGGCTGATCAGCTACAATGGGAAGATTTGCAATCAAACTCAATACCGGATATTTTGGGCGGATATTATGAAGGCCCTGAAGCTGAATCATACCCCGCACGAATGCCGCCACACCTTTGAAACCAAATTGGATAGCGCCGGGGCCAACCGGAAATGTATTGATTTGCTCATGGGTCATGTGTCCAAAGACACGGGAAACCGGGTCTATAATCACAAGACTTTGGACGAACTGAAGGCCACCGTGGAACTGATTCCATAGGGTTCAAACCGGTGAACATTTTAGACCGCTGAACGCTGAACTATGCACACATTAGTAACAAGAAAACCCCGAACCCCTGAAAAATCAAGGGTTCGGGGTTCGTCTGTTTTTATTTTACCACACACCCCTGCCTGTCGGCAAGAACCTCACAAAGCTGAAAACTTGTCCGGTTGCGTTTTTCCTGTCGAAATGATATACTTTGTTATTATGCTTTCAGAAAGGGGACGTCCCCAAC